CGCGCGGAGCGGTGGATCCGGTGGCAGAAGCGTCGGGATGACGTGGTCGCGGTGATCGACACCGCGTCGTACGGCCCGACCGTCGGTTCGGTCTAACGCGCAGTCGTCGGCCGGGCGCACTCGCTGTCAATGGCGGGGCGCCCGGCTTCGTCCTTTCTCTCGGAGTATGGATGGGCATTCCACTCACAGCGCTCGCGACGTTTCACTATGCCGGGCGTCTCGTCATGCGCGGCCAATCCTTTTCTGCCCGTTCCACATCCGACGCCAAGCTTCTCACGCTGACTAAAAAGGCCAAACCTGCACCAGCGACCGTTGAAGCACCGCCAGTTGTGCCGCCGCCTGTCGATCTGCCTGTGGCTCCATCGCCACCGCCCGAGCCGGAACCTGTGGTAAGCGACGACGTGATCGCGCCTGAGTCACTGGACGTGCTGCCCGATCCGGTCGAGACGGTGGATGCAACAGAGGACGACGCCAAACCGAAGCGACGGTATCGCCGCAGGGATCTCACGGCCGAGTCCGAATGAACCTCGCCATCACGATCGGATCGAAGACGCTGAGCCTGAACACGAAGCGCGTGGGTGCGCTCGCGGGCGTGGAAGGGTCGCGCAGTTGGTTGTCGTCGTTCATTCACGAACTTACGACAGGCGGCTGGCAGCGCAACGAAGAGGTCAACGTTGATGTCGCGCTGTCGAATCCGACGCTGTTTGCGTGCGTGACGTTGATCGCTGGTGACATTGCGAAATTGCGGCCGATGCTCGTGGAGCAGGACACCGACGGGATCTGGACGGAAGTCGACAGCAACGCCTTCTCGCCCGTTCTGCATCAGCCGAACAGCTATCAGACGTGGGTGGACTATGCCGAGTGGTACATCCTCTCGAAACTGATCACCGGCAACGTCTACGTCCTCAAGGAACGTGATCAGCGCGGGGTGGTGCGTGCGCTCTACATCCTCGATCCGTATCGCGTGACGCCGTTGGTCGCGCCGGACGGGTCGGTGTTCTACCAACTGCGCGCAGACAGCCTCTCGCAAGCACCGGAAGCCATCGTGCCGGCGCGCGAAATCATTCACGACGTGATGTGTCCGCTGTTCCATCCGCTCTGTGGGGTGTCGCCGATTTACGCCGCTGGTTTTCCGGCTGTTCAAGGTCTGAATATCCGTAACGCCAGCGACAAATTTCTCAAGAACGGGTCTCGGCCAGGTGGCGTGTTGATGGTGCCTGGCACGATGAAGCAGAAAGACGTCGACGACATGAAAGCGGAATGGAAATCCTCATTCTCTGGTGATAAGCAGGGCGACATTGCCGTGCTGACTGGAGGTATGAGTTATCTACCGCTCGGCATGATGACGGCGGAGCAGTCCCAACTCATCGAGCAGCTGCACATGACCGACGAGGACATCGCCAAATGCTTCCACATGCCGCGGCACAAAGTGGGCATCGGGCCTGATCCGACCTACACCAACATCGAAGCGAAGAACAAGGACTACTACACCGACTGCCTGCAAAAGCACATCACGAAGTTTCAGGTCAAGCACACGCAAGGGCTCGGTCTCGACAACGTCCCCGGGAAGACGTTGGCGGTGGAGCTCGACCTCGACGATCTGTTGCTGATGGACATGACCGCGAAAGCCGCCGCGGCGCAGCAGGCGGTCAATGCTGGCTTGAGCTACAACGAAGCGCGTCTGCGCTTCTGGGATGCGGGGCCAGTGGCGGGCGGGGAGTCACCGCTGGCGCAGCAGCAGTACTACAGCCTCGAGGCGCTCTCGAAGCGTGACGCGGCCCCGCCGACTGAGACGTCGCCACCGTCGCCGGCCGCACCGTCCATGCCTGATGGGTCGCAGATGCCAGAGGAAAAACGCTGGGATGCCGCCGCGCTCCCGCTCATGGTCAAGCGCAAGGTCGCGGAATTGAGGGCGGCGTGACCGAGACCGAACAACTGGCCGACATCATCGCGCTCTCCGTCCATGCGGCCACCGAACCGTTACTGGCGAAGATCGCCGCGCTCGAGGCGAGACCGCTCGGGTATGGCAGCAAAGACGCCTGGGACGCCATCGCGGACACGCTCAGCGATCTGCGGGTCCGGATGGTGGCGGTGGAGGCGCGGGCGCTCGTGCCAGGTCCAGCCGGGCCACAAGGGCCACAGGGCGAGCCTGGACAGCCCGGGGCCGTAGGCGCGGTCGGACCAGCCGGCAAAGACGGCCTCAATGGGCAGGACGGCGCGCAGGGTCTCCCCGGCAAAGACGGTGCTGCTGGCATCAACGGCCAAGACGGGTCTGACGGTCTACACGGGAAAGATGGCCTCAGCGTGGTCGATGCGTTGCTGACCAAAGACGGCCAACTCACATTGACGTTCTCGGATGGCTCCGTGCGGACGCTCGGAACGATCCGTGGTGAACCCGAGGATTACCTCACGACGATCAACGAGCGTCTGACGCTGCTTGAACAGAAAGAGCGGGGGTTGGATGGGCAACCCGGGCCGCAAGGCCCAGAAGGGAAACCGGGGCGCGATGGCCGTGATGGTCAGCCAGGTGTTCCAGGACCGCCAGGCGAGAACGGTGTCGACGGCACGCACGGGAAAGACGGGGCAACTGGCCTCAACGGTCAAGACGGCGCCGATGGCGCGCATGGCAAAGACGGGCTCGGCTTTGAGGATCTGACCGTCATCTTTGACGACACGAAGGGTTGGGTGCTGCGATTCGTGCGTGGGGATCAACAGAAGGACTTCCCGATTCCGCTGCCGTTCGATGCGGGGATCTGGCAATTCGGAAAGCGGTATCCCAAAGCCGCTGGCGTCACGGTCAAGGGCGCGTTCTGGATTGCCCAGGAAGCGACCACGACGCGACCAGGGGACGGGACGCCGGAGTCTGCGAAAGCCTGGCGTCTCGCGGTGAAAGGTGGCCGCGACGGCAAGCCTGGGAAAGACGGCCGGGACGGGATCGACGCATGACGATCCCGACCATTGTGACGCTCGATCAGGTGCAAGCGCATTTGCGGCTATCCCCGGTGCTGAGCGGATCGCCGGGGTCACCTGTGGACGATCCCGATCTGCAACTGAAGCTCGATGCCGCGACGGAAGTCGTGTGTCAGCGCATAGCCCAGCGCAACCCGATCGACACTGATTGGATCGCGACAATCGAAGCGTGGACGACGGGGAGTCCTGCGGCGCCCGCGCTGGTGCGGTTGGCCGTACTGGAACAAGTCGCGGAGTTCTATCGGTTCCGCGGGGACGATGCGCCGAATGAACGCATGGAGAGCATGGGGGATCTCTCAGATGCGGTCAAGAGTGTGTTGAAGGCTGGCGGGTATCTGACGGAGACGTGGGCGTGACCACGGTACCAAAGCTCTGGCCTGGAAGCACTGTGGTGTGTGTCGGGACAGGTCCGAGTCTCACGCAGGCGGATGTCGACTTCTGCCGAGATAAGGCTCGGATGATCGTCGTGAACGACGCATACAAGTTGGCGAAGTGGGCCGACGTGATGTACGCGTGCGATGCGAAGTATTGGCGGTGGGAAAAAGGGGCGCCGTCCTTCACGGGCTTGAAGTACTCGCTGCAAACATCCTCGGCGCTGTTCAAAGGGGTGCAGGTGCTTCGGAATCTCGGGCGCGATGGGCTGACGCTCGATCCGACAGGAGTCAAGGCGGGCCACAACTCAGGGTATCAGGCGATCAATCTCGCCGTGCATCTCGGGGCGACGCGGATCGTGCTGTTGGGATACGACATGGGCCGTCCCGCGCGAGGGCCGTCGCATTGCTTCGGCGAGCACCCCGATCGCACGCAACCGCCGTACGCGGCGTGCATCAAAGCCTTCCAGACGTTGCCGGGTCCGCTGGCTGCGGCTGGGATCGACATCGTCAACTGTTCACGGTCCACGGCGTTGACCTGTTTCCGTCGCGAGTCGATCGATACCGTGCTGGTGGAGCGTGCGGCATGATCGCCGTCCTGTTGCTCACCTGTGGGCGCGCAGACTACACCAGGCGCACGCTGGAGAGTTTCACCGCGCAGCATCCGCACGCGCGGGAGCAGTTCCTCTTACTGCACGGGGACGACGGCTCACAGGAACCCGACAACGTCGCGCTAGCCTCCGCGCACGGCTTTGAGACGGTCGTGCAGCATTCGACCCAGCGAGGCGCGAGAGCCTTACGAACGGCGATGGTGCAGATCGCGGTCGATCGTCAGGCGGACTGGACGATGCTGCTCGAGAACGACTGGGAGTGGGTCCGTCCGTTTCCGGTGGAGACGTTCGAGTACGTGCGTCGGACGCGGCCGGATGTCTATTCCCTGCGGCTCTACGGGCAATACAAGGAACGGGGCCAGAAGTGCCCCTGTAGCCTGAAGAATTACGGCGTTCCCTCGCGGTCTGCGGCGCCGTGGCGGCGGTTGGCCGGTGCCCCAGAAGCCGTTGACGTAGGGCGGTATCACTGGGGAGCGCCGCCCGCCGTCACGCGCACGTCCGCGCTCCTCCGCATTCATCAGCTCGTCCGCGGACGGACGGATCGTGGGGACCACTCCGAGATGGTCGCCAGCGGCCGGATCGACGGCTTCGTGGCGCGCGTGCTTGAGAATTGCGTGTTTCACATCGGGCAAGCGCAGACACGGGCGGCACGTCCTCTGGTGCGCGTGCATCGTCCTGCGCCTCGGCCAGTGGCACCGCCGGCGAAGCGTCCTCGGCTCTATACGCCGCAGTGGCAAGAGACGCGGCGCTGGACACTGCCAGGCTCGTCAGCGTGTCTGGATGCGTCCCTGCAGGCGCTGGGGCAGCCCGTGGGCCTCTTGGATGTCGGGTGTGGGGAAGGCCATCTCGTGACCAGGGCGCAGGCGAGAGGCATCCGCAGCGTGGGTGTAGATGTCTCGATTCCCGCCACGCAGACCGACACCCCGATTCGCCACGCGGATCTCACGGTTCCGGTGGATGTGCAGGACCAGTTCGGGCTCGTGCTGTGTTGGGAAGTGGCTGAACATCTGCCATCGGACGCCGCAGACGTGTTGTGCGACACCCTCGTGCGACATCTCCGCCGGGGTGGCGTACTGCTCTTTACCGCGGCCACGCCGGGGCAAGGCGGGCAAGGGCATCTCAACGAACAGCCACACGAATACTGGCGCGATCGGCTGACCGCGCGCGGTCTGATCTTCGATCCCATCCTGACCCAGCAGTTCTCGGCGCGATTCCTCGCTGTGGCACCGAAGCAGCCGTGGTATGGCCGGAACGTCCAAGTGTTTCGTGCGGCCGGGGAGGGGGCGTTCCTGCCGGCGCCTGGCCTGCGGCTGGCCATCACGATGCGGACGGCCGATCGTTCACCGAAGCCGAACTATCTGGGTGGGACTGTGCGGCGGCTACTCGCGCAAGGGTTCCCGCCATCCCAGCTCCAGATTTGTCTGACCGATCCTGATACGCGCTGGCTGTCCGGTCAGCTCGGTGCATCGATTGGGTCGGTGACGTTGCATGTGCCCTCTCGCCGACGGACGCCGAACGAGAACGGCTTGGCGCAGATTGCCAGCCTCGATCCCAACGCCTACGACTGGGTGTTGCTGCTCGAGGATGACCTGTCATTCTGCGCGGACTTCGTCGCGAGCGTGAAGCGGTGGATCGGGGCAGCAGCTCGACCCAATCGGCATCTGTATCGGCTCTTTGGGTTCCGGGTGTCTCCACCGCATGGCCATGTCGGGTTTTACGATGACCGCCTCGATCGGTGTGCGGGTTCGCAAGCGGTCCTGTTACGCATGGAAGACGCACAAGACTTTCTCGTCTGGTCCCGCGCGAATCTCGAGACCTGGGGCGGGTTCCGGGGCAACGCCAAGATCGCGTTTGACAAATTGCTCGCCTCGTGGGTGTTGGCGCGGTTCGGCCGTGAGCCTGGGGTGATGAGTCACCCGATGTTCGTCAAGCACATCGGAAAAGTGAGCAGCTTACATCCGAGCACAACGCAGATGGATCGGTTCTTCGGTGGGGATACGTGGAGCTATGGCGCGGAGGTATCCGCGTGACACACATCGTGTCTGGCAGGATGGATCGACGGATCATCGTGCAGACCGCTACGGTGTCTGAGGACCCGACCACTGGCCAGGACATCGCGACGTGGGAAAGCAGTCAGCCCATCGCCGCGGAATGGTTACAGAGTAGCGCGACCGAAACGTGGCAGGCCCGTCAGATCGACGCCACGATTGAGGGCATCTACAAAACGTACGACATGAGTCCGAGGCCGACGCCGGATCTGGCGCAGATCATCGGACATGACGGGCGTACCTACGACGTGAAAGGTGTCACCGAGATCAATCGCGGCGAGGGGCTGTTGATCGCTGTCGCGGCACGGGCGGTGGCGGCATGACGATCCGCGATCTCGTGCGCGAGTACGTGATGGCCGACAACGCGGTGATCGCGGCGGGCCTGACGCGGCTCTATCCCGATCAGTTACCGGAGAAAGTCACGTATCCGGCTGGTGTGATTCTAGCCGTGGACATCGTGCGACCGAACTCGCTGCGCGCCGTGGCCGGCCTCGCGCGTGCACGCGTGCAGATTGACATCTACGCGAATCCGGGCAACGAGCAAGGCTCGCGGGTGCGGGCCGATGCTATCGGGTCCGCGATTCGTCAACGGCTCGACGGGTTCGATGGGTCATTCGCAGACACGAGTAGTTCACCAGCGACACCCGTCAGGGCCTGGGTTACGTTCGATCTTGAAACGGAGGGCGCGGAGCCAGAGATTCACGGCGGACTCTCTCGGCATACCGCAGATTACATCGTGCAATTTCAGACACAGGGCGGAACGTACTAGCACGGCACGCGGCGG